AACATTGCCCTTGAGCGTAACAGAAGCCAGATTACTCTGACCGGGGCGTTTGGCCTAAAGGCATTTGAACTTCAGGTCGGTGACTTTGTAAGTCTTAGCAACACCAGACTGGGGTTTGATCCCACTGCTACTCCCCGTACAGACCTCTTTGAGGTAATTAATTGGTCGTTTGGTCTTACCGATAACAATGATCTACAGACTAACCTAATTCTCAGAGAGACGACTACCACCACCTATGATGAGTACCAAGACGTAGACTTTGAGTCTGACAACACAGACCTTCCCGGTATTCTCGGTCCTACGGTTATTCCTGGCTCTGGTGACGTAAGCTCTACTACGGATGTCACTGGTCTGACTGCATCGGGTGGCGTAAGGGAAATCTATGTCAACTGGTCTAATCCTGTAAATGATGATTTTAACTACACCAAGATTTACTACGACGACAATGATAATATTAGTGGAGCAAGCACTCAGAATGTTACTGGTGAGTCTTTTGTACTAGACAATCTTTCTGCTAACGACACTAGATACTTTTGGGCGCAGGCTTACGACACCTCTAACAACACTTTGGGTGCGCTGATTGGTCCCGAAGACGCCACTGTTAAAGATATCACCTCGGACGATTTGGAAAATGGTTCTGTTATCAACAGTAAGTTAGGGAGTCAGGCTGTTCAAAGCGGCAATATCTTCCCTGCCTCTGTAGTAACAGATAAGATCGGAGATAATGCAGTATCTGAACTTGTTGCATTCTCCTTCTCTAGTGCCAGTGTTCCGGCCTCTTTTAGCGCCGCTAGTTTTTCGGATACTGTAACTAACAACAAAGCCTGTGACATTGTTTTAGAAGCTAACTTTGAGATAAATGGCACTCCTACCTCTGGGGACATTCTTTATTGTGAAGCTATTATTGATGGAGCGACCACAGCACCGGGAAGAGAAGAGATTTTTGCTATAGGCGATGCTGCTGTAGGGGACAGGACAGTAATTGTCTTTAAGGGTGGTGTAGGGGCCAGTAACTTTACTGTCGAAGGTAAAGTACGGCGAGCTACAAACGCTTCCTCAACAAGCTACACGGCTAGCGTTAATCTAATCGTGCATAGGTTATTTAAATGAGTAAATCATATTCTGTTTATGACCCCGATACTGGTGAAATTAGACTGAGAATTAATCAGTCTAGTGATGAACCTTGTCTCCATCAGTATTTTATAGAAGGTGACTTTGATCCAGAAGAGTTTTTGGTTGTAGATGGCCAAGCTCAGCGAAAGCCTGCGTCTGTGCTTGAACAGCAAGAAATAGACAAAGCATGGCTAGACCTTACGTTGGTTAGAAACACTAAGCTACAAGGCTGTGACTGGACACAAGTGCCAGACGCTCCTGTAGACGCAGCAGCTTGGGCTACCTACCGTCAACAGCTTCGTGACCTACCTGCTAATACTACAGACCCAAGGAACGTAGAATGGCCCGTGCCACCGTCTTAATCTTCAGTGGTATCTTTTGGGTATCTCTTTTAACGGTCTTTGCAATAGCCGACAGCAGAGAGTTTAGTCAACGTAGCAAAGAACATCTAGCGGAGATTCACCCTGACCTCTATGAGGTAGTTTTCTTAGCTAGACTTATTTCCACTGTCCCCTTTGAGATCACAGACGGTCGTAGGACGATAGAGGAGCAAAGGCACTACTACAACACAGGCAAGAGCCAAACTATGCGCTCTAAGCACCTAACAGGTCATGCTGTAGATGTAGTGCCTATCCCGGTGAGATGGGATAAAGAAGCCTTCCTGCCTATTGCAGAGGCTATGAAAGAAGCATCCGACACTCTCAATATACCGATAGTCTGGGGAGGAGACTGGAGAACCTTCAAGGATTATCCGCATTTTGAATTAAGGGAGAGGCCGGATGGTCATTGAATTAATGACAATGGTGTTTGTACCCATTGTTGTAGCATTTTTATCTTCTATGGGGCTATGGAAATACCTTCAGTCTCGCTCTGACCAAGAGTATGAAAGACGTTCCGAGTTTCGTAGAACTCTTCAAGATCAAATTGACACCCTATCCGAACAAGTAGGCAAGCTAAACTACCAGAAAGAGTCGCTCCTTCGGGAGATTGCAGAACTCCGAGAAGCACTGGCAGAGGCTAAAACTACAATCCTCCACTTAGAGGAATTGCTTCGGAGACGGTCCTATGAGAACAACTAGCATCCTCGCAGCCCTGTCTGTAGTCCTGTTCACTCTGAGTGGCTGTGCTGGCTTAGGTCTAGTCACCCAAGGTGCAACACTCTTAGCTGAGACCACTGGTAACGCTCAGATTGAACAGGCTACCGAGATCCTGTCAGAAGTAAGCGGTGCTGCTGCTCCCATAGCCGGGATTATAAACATTTCTAACACAAACTGGATGATGATCCTGTTGCTGATATTGGGCTGGGTGTTACCATCTCCCGGTGAGATTATGAGAAACATCTTCGGTCCTATAGGTTGGCTAATCAGAACACTCCTAATCAAGAAATAGATTAGTCAAGACAAACTAAAACCCCCGCAGGTTAGTTCCTACGGGGGTTCTTTTATGCCTAAATTTAGGGTAGCTTAGAACTTAAGGCCGATACCAGCTACAATACGACGATCACCAGATTCAAACTGGTCGTCATAGGCCCAAGACATGCGAGCATCAAGGTAGACGTTATCAGCGATGTCTAGCTTGTAGCCAGCACCCACTTCACCACCGTCCCAGTCAAGAGACCAGCCATCAAAGCCTACAGAAGTGTTAGCAAAGGCATACTCACCGCCAATCAAACCAGGGTGGATAGACACTTCCATGTCTGCTGTTACATCACCCCATTCGTTGCCTTCACCAAAGCCAATCAGGTCGCCACCAGACTCGCCCCAAGTGTAGTTAAGGCCCGGAGTGATCTTAAACTTACCGAACTCAGCGTCGGTGTAGGCACGGGCCTGAAACTCGCTGTTGGTCGTACCAGACAATTCTGCATAAGCAGACACTGGGCCAGCGCCGATACCAGTACCAAGAGCAATCAAGGTCTCATCTTCAAACGTAGTGCCAATCTCTACATAAGTGTTGGTAACAGTCATAGGAGCTTCTTGAGCCACCGCTGCACCAGAGACGAATAGGGTTGAAATGAACGAAACAATATAGCGTTTCATGTTGTCCTCATTATTATTATTTGGAGAGAGAATGTATCGGGTGGGAGCCGAAGCTCCCTTCTGTTCCAAGGCCCCCCGAAATAGGCCCGTCCCTTACGCTGCTACAGCGAGGGAAGGTGCAACATAGTTGTTAGCACTTATGGAGGTTGGTTCTTACGGAACCACTCGGTTGCCTCATTGTAGCATCAAGCACCAGTCGATCCTAGTTCACCCCCGTGGAAATGGTGGAGGTGCGGGGTACTGCCCCCCGGTCCTGCATACTGTCTTCTACAAATCAACGGCGAACAACTAGACCAGCTTTAGGGTCTTATTTCCCTTGGGACTGGTCCCTGTCTCTGCGTAGATCACAAGATCATTAGCCCAAGCACCGGGAGTGATTTCGTCCAGATACTTGAGCAGCGTCTTCTTCCTGATCCTGACTGGCACTCTCACAGCAGCATTGAGGCTGACTGTGCCATAGACCATATCAGATTCTTCTACGAGTTTCCTGAACTTCTTCAGATTGTATGCCTTCATAGCACCCCCAATTCTGTATAGAAGTAGTAAACGTCCTTGTTGAACTTCATACCGTAGCGGAAGGCTTCGATAAGCTCGTTCATTTTCCCACAGCCCATGACCTTTGAGTAGTTATCGGCAATGATAAATGCCTCTTCAAAGGACAATAGCTGGCCTACCATAAGGTCGTTGGTGTCTACGTCAGGGTTTTCAGCTTCAATAATAGCTGACATAGCTCCAAGGTAGTCGATGGCTTTCTCCATCTGGACAACACCACACTTATTGTAGTCTGCTGCTATCAGTGACGCCAGATCCCGTATGTCGGATGTAGCTTTTGCTGTAGGGTCTGCTACAGCGACTGTGCTGAACAGTAGTCCAATAAGTGTAGTGATAATCCTCATGAGTCTTCTTCCAACCACGATATCATGCGATCAAGATACCAGCGAGCCTTCTTGAGGTCTTGCACTTCATTGCCCTTGTAGGAGCTTCGGTGCAGGTACTTAATCACGTTTCCTTTACAATAGGAGGGGAAGCCAGCACCCAAGACCTGCTCAATGTAGTTGATACACTCAACACCACCTTGGTTGTAGTGCGGTGGCTTATTTACTACATCATACTGATCTGACAGGAACTCTAGATTTTCTCCTGCATGAAGATCGAAATCCACTGACGGCATACATCACTCCTAACTACATCATCTATTGTGAACTCAATAACGGGTACGTTCACTTCGTACTTCTTACTTAATTCAACAATCTTTGCTAGGCCGTTAGCCTCTTTAAGGTCTGACTGTTGAACATCTCCATTGAGAACAATTTTAGAACCCTCTGCTACACGGGTCAATAACATCTTAATTTCGTGTGTTGTGATGTTCTGTGCCTCATCTACAATGATGAAGCTGTTCTCAAAGCTCCTACCCCTCATTAAGGCTAAAGGGGCTATCTCGATATTCCCATTCTTTAGGGAAGTCTCAAGAACCCCTTTACCCATCCATTGCTCCAATACGTCTAAGGTCGGCATGGCCCAAGGTGTAGCCTTATCTAGGACGTTACCGGGCAAGAACCCTATATCCTTACCTACAGAGACATGCGGTCTAGTGATGACAATCTTGTCTATTGTCTTCTCTAGGTACATCAGAGAAGCACAACTAGCCGCTATGTAGGTCTTACCCGTCCCCGCTGGTCCCAGAACTATCGTCTGTGGACTTGTCCTTAGAGCGTTTAGATACAGCTTTTGCCTTTCCGTCTTTGGCTCCAGAGGTGGTCTTTTTGGTAGCTGTGGTTGGTTTGGTTTCTTTGACTTCCGCCCAACGGTCTTTGTCATACCTGATTAGTTTCGCCTCATTGACAGGAATATGGAAAAACATTTCGCCTTTGCTGATCTTAGGACCATAGGCTTCCTTAAGGCTCTCTAGGGTTAGTTGTGACCCTTTGACAACCCAACATTCCTGGAGGTCATTGCGAAATACAAAGAACGTGATCGTCGCATGCTTTTGTAAGAGCCGTGCTTTCCTGCCGGGGATACGAAGCTCTTTCCAGTCCTTCGGCCACTCACCTTCCCAAGCCGCTTTAACTTCCGCCTCACTGTAGAAGGTCTCCTTGTCTTTGGTGGAAACTACATCAGCAAGGTAGTTCTCCTTGACCCGTTTGATTGCATGACCTTCCTGCTCCAGATAACTCACCAAAGCATTTTTAGCCTTGCCATCAAACTTGTCATACCTAGCTTGATCGAATTTGGCGTAGTTAGTCTTGTTCATAAGCTAGTAGCTCCTGATAGCCCCCGACGTACTCACCTTCGTGATTCCAGATCTGAGGGACTGTATCCAGTCCAGACCACTTCATCATGTTTCTGAGAAACTTGTATTTGTAGTCGGTGATATCATATTGTTGATACGGACGGTCAAAGACTTCTAGGGTCTCCTTGGCCTTCTTGCAGGCAGAACAGTTAGGCTGAGTGATGATTGTCCAAGCCATCAAGCATTCTCCATTAGTGCTTTCCAAGATACAGGGAATAGGTTGGTCATATACTCTGCAATCTGTATAGCCACCTCCCTCGCTTCTACTTGAGAGTCAGGCCCCAGACGGAGCTTACACATGTCCGCAAAGGCATCGAGGCTACCAGACCACCACCAAGAAGTCATAACACCTTGTGGCAGGACCATACGGGCTTGCTCTGGCGCTACACCCATTCGGATCATGTAGTCATAGGCATTGACCGCCATGTTGGTGATATCTTTGTAGCCTGATTCTAGGAGATCTTGCTTCTCTAAGACACCTGAAGAGCCTTGCTTTTTGTTCTCTGGTCGCCCTCTCCAAAAGTCAGGAGAGTATACCTCTGGCTCATCATCAACGTATCGTCGGCTCACTTCGTTCCAACGTAAGAACTTATGCTTCACCAACTGTCTAGCTACAAAGACAGGTGCATCTACCTTGAAGGCCACGAAGGCATGACCGAAGGGTGAAGTGTGCTTATGCTTAGCTAGGTAGTGGATCAGCTTCTCATCCTTGTCAGAAAAAGACGAGGATTCCTTGGCGAAAGAAACCCTCGCTGAGTTGACAACAGTGAGGTCGCTACCACAGTGATGTTTGAGAACTACGTTAATCATGTAATGTCTACAATCTCACAGCTATCTGCTGAACAAGCCATTGTCTGCATACCGGAGGTGTTGTCTTCTACCTCGTATCCGGCCAACAATCCCCAATCAATAGACTTGGGCATAGACTTGCTGAGTTCTTGGTAGGTTGCTTTATCACAGTCCTGATAGGGGGCCTGCTGGTAAACGTGGTCCGAGTGTGGGAGGAAACTAACCCCAGACATTTCATCGAAGTGTTTGTAGACAAAGGCCCCTACTTCCATCCATTCGTCGTCTTTGACAGAGATTGTCACAGACGGTTTGTGTTCACACCAGTAACGCTGATACATCAGCCAAGTCTCTAACTGCTCTACAGCCGTCATGTCATTACGAGTTACGCAGTTGTCGGGGGACTTAACCGGAAAGCTAAACACTGTTGTAGTTTCAGGCTGACTGACACACGGCTCAGCAGGGACACCCTGGTCTGTAAGGAAGTGCGTCAGAGGATCTTTGTTATCACCCCTTACAGTGCGGATGTAATATTGAGAATGGCGAGCATGGATACCACTGGCAGAATCAACCAACTGAGATACCGTCCCAGACGGTTTAACACAGGTGATGGCTGCTGACTGAGGGATACCAAGACGGTCGGCCCACTCTGCGTTAGTGCTAACAGCGACACTTCGTAGATGTTCAAGGGTCTTCTCCAATCCAGCGTTGTCAATGGTCATAAGATGGTTGTCCATAATTCCCGTGAGGGACACACCAAGCAGACGCTCTTCCTCTGTGTTCTTCTGCCAGACCTTACGGAGGTATGGGAAGTTGGCGTAGGTAGACTGGATAGTACCAAGGATGGTGGCCAGACGTACCTTCTCAGAGAGGGTGTCAATGGTGTCGGTGGCTCGTACTACAACCTCTGTCAGGTTACAGAACTGGTACGGGCGCAAGATGATTTCCGAACACGGGTTGGTGCCAAATTCCCATGCTGGGTCCCGGCGACCATTCTCAGCCGCTTTCTTCTGAGAGGCGACACGGTTGAAGATGCCCCGCTCACCAGACTTGGACTCAATCAGAGCTTGCCACTCTTTCATAAATAGCTCAATGTCTGGCTTCTCTGTGTAGGCTACAGAGTTGTTAGCCAAGGCACGTTGAGCCTCATTTTTCCCCCACTGGCCTGACTTGGCACTCCGCATACGGTCATCGGAAAGGTTGGACAGGCTAATCATGGCAGATCGACGTACACCGCCTACGACCACAACCTGACCAATCTTACACATCAGGTCGTGACACTCAAGCGAGGTCAGCTTGCGACCCTGTGCCTTCTTGAAGGTAGCGGCAGCGAAGTTGAACAGGTCCACCAAAGGGGCAGGACCAGAAGCTCTACCGCCAAAGGTCTTCAGGCGTGCGCCAGCAGGACGTACCTTAGAGACATCCCACTTAGGGATTTCACCAGCCCACAGGAGTGACAGGACTTGACGGAAGGACTTAGCCCAACCCTCTTTACTGTCCTTGACCACTACGGTCGTCTCACTGTCGAAGAGGGTATCTGGAACCTCTGGCAGCTTGGAGACGTACTGACGCTCTACAGAGAAGCCTACACCCGTGCCACAGAGCAGGATGAACATAGCCTCATCAAAGCTCTTAGGGTCGTCTACCGGGAGGTAGCTACAGTTGTAGCCAGAGGTGTTGTCTCGATGCAAGGCAGGACCAGCAGTCATCATAGCACGCATGGAGGGCATAACCTCAAGGTCGAGAATAGCTCCGGCAAGATCGGTTGCTGTGTCTCCATCTACGCTAAGACCTACAACTTCGTCCATGTAGCGTTGTACGGTCTCAGACCAGTATTCCCGGCGTCCTTCATCCTGTAGCCACCGAGCGTAGCGAGACTTGGCAATAAACTGTTGATAGGGGGTGGGCAGTAGGTTACTCATCGAATAAATCATCCAGCTTTGGTGGTTGGTAGTTAGGGCCTTTTAGCACTTTGCCATCGGCTCGTTTCAGTGGCTTTCCATCAACCAGCTTACTCATGTTCGAGATATGCACTCTGTTGAACACTACATCTAGTGGCAGACCGAAAGTTATGGCTGTACCATACACTACATACAGCAGGTCTGCAAGCTCTTTTGTCAGGGCTGCTTTGTCAATTTCTGGGCGTAGCAACTCAGCAGAGACTTCTTTTGCCTCTTCTAAAACCAAGGTCTGACGTAAGAGCGCAAGCTCTGTCGTAGGCTCCACGTCAATAGGTTGCCCCACAGATTGTGTGAAGTAGCGCACCCTGTCTGATTTGCGTAAATGGTAGGTCATTCGTCTTTCTCCGAGTACACTTCTATCTCTTCGATGTACATGAACTCGTGCTTGATCCAGTCATCTACAGTCACCAGAGGGTTATCCGAGTGTTCTGCGTAGATTTCCAGAGAAATCTTTTTAGCAGTCTCTAAGGTGTCGTAGTAACCCACTGGCTCTTCAAGCCACTCTGCCCATAGGCGGTAGATTGTCTGTGCAACTTTCATTCGTCTTCCTGCTCCGCTCCAAAGATCGACATAAGGCCAATCACAAGACCAAGCATAAGGTTAGAAATAGCTATGGTCAAGCCCAAAACCACCCCAGTCCCTACGATAATGAAGGGGGACATCAAGCCCACCAACACCGCCATATTAATCATCTGTTCCATCTTTGTACTGCTCCAAGTCTATAAAGCCAAGCTCATCTAGTATTTCAAGAGCATCGACAATGGTGATGTTACTATCTGACAGTATTTGACGCAAGCCATACTTTTGCAAAAGCTCACTAATGTAATGTTTGTCCATCTGCGCCGACCATTTCCATAATCGCATCTGCATATTCCTCGTCCCAAATGACATGGTTGGTGTAAACCCCCATATCAACATCGAGTCGGGCTTGCGGCGAGTTAACGTAGTCTACGCAGTCCGAATAACTGCCTGACCATAGCTCTATCCAACCTCCTTGAGATTCTTCGTCCATCTGCCCAAAGACAAAGTATGTCACTTCTTCTGGCATAGTTCTAAGTAATGCTCCATGCTAATGACGCAAAGCCAAGGTTTTCTGTCCCCCCGTAGGAAGACCACAGGCTCATGTTGGCCCTCTTGTTTGGCTTGGTCTACATAGTTGTAAAGAGTGGCAAAGTCTTTTCTTCGCTTGACTTCCGCCGAGATTGGTAGGCTTTTACGGGCTAGGGGGGATAACTGAATATCCTCCCCGTTTTGTCCCATAGCTGTAGACCTGACATCATCAGGCTCTAAGTGAGGAAAGGCTTTCAGGATAGCGTCTCTGACTTCTTGTTGTCCGAGTCGTCCTTTTGCCTTGGAAGACCTAGCGTTAGCCATCTGGTGGTTCCCACAGTTCTTCTGGCTTACGTCTCAGCCAGAGAAGTCTTCCGTTCTCTACTACCCTGTCTTTGTCGCCATAGTAGGCACTAACACAGGTCTCATAGAGGTCTCGTTCTGTTGTGCAACCTTTGAGGATCAGCTCGGCCCTTTGTGGACCTACCCCGTCAATACCTCGGATGTTGTCGGCACTATCGCCCATCAGGATTTGGGAGTAGAAGAAGTGCAGACCCTCAAACTCATCGACAAACTTCCACTGACGTTTAACGAAGTTGTAATGCCAACAGTTCAACTGTAGCATGTCCTTGTCGATGGATGCTACACAAGAGGTAGGGCCTTCCTGTGTGACAGCCATTGAGATTAAGTCGTCTGCCTCTTCCCCTTCCGATACGATTGCATTCCACTTTTCCTGCATATGGATGCGCAGGTCTTCCAAGTAAACTGGTTTGGGCTTGCCTGACCTGTTTCCCTTGTAGGGGGCAGCTTTTGCAATATCGTATCGGAAGTTTCCCCGGCCTGTCAAGAATACCTTGAAACAGCTTGGTCCGGGGAAATCCATTGCCTCATGGATAATGTCTTCAATCATCCTATCGACGTTGGCAGCAGCGGACTGGAAAGAGTATCCATTACTATCAGCCGATGCTGCCATGCGATACGCTACAATATCGCCGTCAATAAAGGTCTTCGATATATCCCTATGAACGTAAGTCATCAGAGGAATATGAGTTGCCACTACCTGCCGTGGCTTGAAGGGCTTCAAGGTAGCTAAAGCCCATCATTTGCATTGCCTCAAGAAAGAGGCGAAGACTGTCTTGTACATACTCGCCAACGTCATTCTGTTCTAAGGTAAGAACCTGATCGACGCCATCTGTATCAAGATCACGGGTTACAATTACTTTGACTTGCATTAGAAGTCATCCCCCGACGCACCAGCCTCGTAAGGCTCATGCTCAAGAATAGCCACCTTCTCAAGTGTGTCGATCACTGCACGTCCTTCGTAGACGTTGACCAGAACCTTGACACGGGAGCCATTACCGATAGCGCCATCATTGGTAAAGGACCACTCTGACTTACCATCTGGGTCTGTGGTGCGGTTGAGTACCTTTGGTGGCCCCATCTCTACGCCCTTGCTGCCATCTTCGTTTGGCAGGTTTGGGTTGTAGAC